CTTCTCAGACATTCGGTGTGTTCTCCGTTTCCAGCACTGGGTACCTCTGACCGATGGTGATGCCCAGCACAACGTCCTCGGCACGACGGACACCCAACGAGTAGAAACTCTCGTCAGCGTCACCCATGGCGCTCTCCCAGTCGATGGCAAGTTGCTTCAACTTCCCCGACACCTGATCGCCCCAAGAGCTGATTTCCACATCGACCGCACCTAGAACTTCGATCATCTGTTCGGGAGTGATGACACCCCTTCGAGTCAGGTTGTTCAGGCTTGTACGGACATTTGTTCTCAGTTGGTCCATGTCACATTTCCTCGTAGCAGATCTGGCAGAGCAGAGCGTTTCTAGGACTCGCCTCATAGGCGATGGAGTTTGATCGTGTCAGCGGAACAGGGAAGGGGTCGCAACGGGTTCCGCACTTGTCGCAGGTCCTCGGGTCATCGATCCACTCGGCTTCCTTGCCAGCGGTAATCAACTGGGTAAGGCCAAGCATGAGGGCGTGCTCGAACTTCGGTCCCTTGGTCTTGCGTAGGAACATCCTCGTGTCCTCAACCCGAAGCACCGCTCGGGCGTGATCGCATGGGCAGTACATCCGTGATGGCTGACAGGTCCACTCTCCCGGTCGGCCTTCAATCTCGGTGTGTCTAGCCATCGGGTGACCGCAGACACAGATGTCAGGGTTCCTCGGTTTTCTATGATAACTTTTCAGTTCTTCGGACACCCGAATTGCCTCGTCAGGATCAAGTCCCATGTCCAGCAGAAGTTCCCTTGCGGGTCTCATATCCGTCGCTCCTAGTCGTCGTCTTCATCATCGTCTAGTTCCAGTCTCGAAACTAGGTCCATGAACTCGATGTCAGTTTCTAGCGACTCCTCGAACTTCCGGAGCATCGGCTCAACGATTTTTCTCTTCCGTCGATCCGACACCCAACTCGTCACTGAGAAGATGACCGCCAGCGAACATGCGTTCGCTACCATCACCAACCCCATAGTCGCTATCCACTGTCCCCAGCTCATGAGTCAACCCTACCACACCTACAACCCGGCGACAACCTACTTCAACCTAAAAAAACCTAAATCATGATTAGCAAAATCGCAACCCTTTTTACTGTACGTGTAAAGGAAAAAATCCGCGTCAGTACTAGATATAGTTACAACTTTACTAATCATGTATAGTTGAATAGTTTACCTAACACGATTTGCCGTTCCGAAACTCTCCGAACGGTGTTAGGCATCTCGAAAGATGCCTAACAAACTTTTCGATCTCAAAAGTTCCATTTCGTGTTAGGGATTTACCTAACAACTTTTCTCAGAACTCGGCGTTTTTCGTGTTAGGCATCTCTACGTCCAGCGCCCCAGATCGACCACAATTTCCTTGTGATGACGGACCATCACCTTCGGGTCAACCCAGATTTTGAAGCCAGATTCCTGAGCCTTCTTGCAGAAAGAATAGTCTTCCGAAAGGTTGACCATTCTCATTTCGACGGGTGCTTTTAGGATCTCAAACCACGGGCGAGACACTTTCTCGAAGACCCCCCTGTTCATCCTCACGAACCCGAAACCGACACCATCAACTTCAACCTCAACGTCCTCAAGCATGAAGCTCAGGATGTCCATTGACGTTGGCGTTCCATCTTCGAGACGCATCGTATTAGTACGTCCACCAGCGCCAACTCCGTACAAACCTGAAATAATATCTTTGTCTGATTTGTACAGCGCTTCGAAGTCCGAAACGTTCCAACTAATGTCCGAATCAATCCAGAAGATTTGGTCATAGGTGAACTCCCCCGACCCAATCTCGTTCGTTTGCCAGTTATGCCCAACCGTTCCGGTTGCGGTCATCTCACGGGCGCTCGGTACAAACGAAGAATAATTATTTAGAAGTTTGTATGTTTTCCACTCACCATGAATGAACTCAATAGTTTCTAGCAGGGAGTCCACGTAGGCGGGTGTATAACTATTCCCCGGCGTTGCGATGACAAAGTTGTAATGCGGGATATGTTCCATAGGCTATGACCTTATCACCTCGGTACGTTTTCGGGAGCCCATAGCGCCCCATAGTTCGTGTTATTGTCAGCGGAATGACGTTATATACCGCATACATTGAGGGCAACACACCGGTTTGTTATCTTCACGAACTCGGCCCACACAGACGGAACCATTCCATCCGTATTCTCAACTGGGCGCTAAACCGTGAATACCCACGCTCCCGCCTCCGAATTGACGAGCGGTTCTCCCGCAAGACACGACGCTATTATAGAAAGTGGCAACGGTCCGTAGGGTATTCAAGTGGATACGCTGACGGCTTCCCCTCTCGGGATTCCCTCAACAAACTCGGAAAGAAGTACGGATTTAAGGTGCGCTGAGCTGTTCTTCAGCCCACGAACACCGACCCTCAATAATAGGTAGATAGTCCTCGGTCATTTCGATTCCGACGGACTTGATGCCTTCCAGCGTTGCGGCGGCGAGGGTTGTTCCCGAACCTGCGAACGGGTCCATAACAACTCCGTCCTCTGGCGTAACCAACCGGATAAGCCAGCGCATCAAAGCCAGCGGCTTCACCGTTGGGTGGAAGTTCTTCCTTGGACCATTTCGGCCAGCACCGGCACGTGGCGACTCGGCACCCTTACTTCCGGGAGGCGACAATTCATTAGTGACTCGCTCCCCCAGTTCGTCAAGTCCCATTTCACGCTCTTTGCGAGATGGCTTCGGCGTGTACAGGAATGGGTAGTCGAACTCCGGGTCCCACTGAACATTCGTAAAATATCCCGAAGCTCCCCCGCTCGACGCTACGACCCGCTGACCTCCGGGCGTTGCCCTCCCCTCACCGAAGTCAGTGACAACACCGCCACCACGCTTCTCGGGGAACACCCCAGCGGGTCTATCCCCCGACTGCTCGTCCAGCGCTGCTCCGGCATGGTCATCCATGATGATGTTGGCGGGCCAGCGACCCTCGGGCTTGTACGTTGAGATTTCGGTTCCAACGAGTCCACCGGCACCAAACGCCTTAGTTACCGAATCGTCCCCCGAAGAACCCTGACGCTGTACCGAATCAAGTTTCTCGTCACCGTTTAGCGGAACTCGGGTTGCTTCAATGTTTAGGGCACCAGTTCCCCACTCCATTACATTGTCTGCAACCGTCTTTTGGTCCAACGGCTTTCGAGCCATTACAATAGGTTCGTGGGCGGGTTTTAGCGCTGTACCCCACCCCTCCCACTGTTGCGCTCCCTCTGTAATAGGGGTGCCAGCATTGATGACCCTTTGCGACGGTTGAAAGACTTTATTAGAACCCGGCTCGCTCACAACACGGTCTGTACGGACGGCACCGGCTTGCTTGTCAATTGCCTTAGAAACGTCAAGACTCTTTGGGAACCCCGACCCATATAACCAATGAATTGAGTCTCGAATCTCGAACCCAGCATCTTCGATGGCGACCGCCATTCGGTGATAGGTCCTCGTTCCCCCAAATGACAATAGGTGGCCTCCCGGCTTCAGAACCCGGAAGCACTCCTTCCAAAGATCGACGTTGTAGGCAATTCCCGACGCATCCCACTTCTTCCCCATGAAACCCAACTCATACGGCGGGTCCGTCACGATGCTGTCAATGGAGTTGTCTGGAAGCGTTGGCAGAACATCCAAGTTGCTTCCGTGATACAAGGTGACATGATTAGTAACCACGTTCGGCTCGGTCATCGAAGTTCCTTTTCCTGAGAGGAATACCCCCACCCTCTTTCGAGGGCAGGGGTGCTTCCCTGTCATAGTCCCCCATACAGAACTACAACCCCTATGGATACCAAGGAGTATGAAGCGCTCGCTACCTACCAACCCTGATGTGTAGACCTTATCACGAATACACACCCCGTGTTACCCATTTCACGGATATTTTTGGATTAGGATTGAGCCATGTCGAACGACCCAATTGTTGCGCTTATTGATGATATAACAAACAAGATGATGCTTCACTTTGGAAATCCTCCTTTTACGGGGAATAGCCATAGTGACATCGAATGGGACCTGTCCCGAGAGGACAGTCAGATAAGCATGATTAGGGAAGAAGTCGAATTCGTCACCATCCACGTTCTAAAGGCTCTCGGCTTCCCCAACCAAGAGGTGTACCGACTGACCTTGGCACCACCCGACGACCGCCCCCTCACCGTTCAAGACGTTCGTGATTGGCTGGCGAAGGTTGACGAACTCAGCATCCCCAACGACCGTGAGGTTGATGGCGGTTTGGACACCACCTACTCGTTTGGGGTTTAAGAGCACTTTTTAGAGATTCCTCTTCCCCTCCCCGACCTCAGCGGGTATGGTCTGGGCGTGATCAGTTCCAACGTAGGTACCGAAGGCGTTAGTTGGCAGGAGTACGAGCAGCACAAAGAAGAGGCTGTTCGGAACGCTAGAAAAGAGATTCTTCGGGAGCTCGATGTGATCATAGAGCAGCACTCATACGGCGCAAGTCACAGTGAGTTTGTGGACGGTCTGCTGAGGGCACGGGCTGTAATTGCCCCTCCCAAAGTTATGGACCAGCAGCCTCTTTTCTAGATAATTACTTTCAGTGGTATCTTCGGATACTTCAAGCGATTCCGCACGTTCAAGTATGATTGGGGTACACCAGTGTCGTCTATTGATTTCTCTTTTCGCATCTCCGAGGACTACCTGTCCAACTACCGTGGTGTAAAAGAACCGTTCGGTTATAGAGATGCTGGAGGGAACTCGGTTGGCGAGATCACCTTCCTCCGTACCTATTCACGGCTGAAGGAAGACGGCACCAAGGAGACTTGGGTTGATGTCTGCGAGCGAGTCATCAATGGCATGTACTCACTTCAGAAGGACCACTGCAAGACCAACCGTCTTCCATGGAGCGAGCAGAAGGCTCAGGCATCTGCAAAGGAAGCGTTCGACCGTCTCTTCAATCTGAAGTGGACACCTCCCGGTCGTGGCCTCTGGGTCATGGGAACTTCCATCGTCAACGAACAGCGCAACTCAGCGGCCCTCCAGAACTGCGCCTTCGTCAGCACACTGGAGATGAATCGTCACAACCCCGCTCGTCCTTTCGGCTTCCTCATGGAGGCTTCGATGCTCGGCGTTGGTGTCGGCTTCGACGACAAGGGTGCTGACAAGGAATTCACCATCTATAAGCCAACGAAGGAATTGAAGGAGCATTACGTCATCCCCGACACCCGTGAGGGTTGGGTTGAGTCCACGACGCTCCTCATCAACTCGTACCTTCGTGAGAACCAACCCACCTACGTATTCGACTACTCCCTCATTCGTCCGCTAGGTGAACCCATCAAGACGTTTGGTGGAACTGCCGCAGGTCCCGACCCACTCATCAAACTCCACAACCACATCAACGACTTGTTCAAGGGTCGTTCCGGCAAGTTGTTGACCCGTACCGACATTGCTGACATTGGCAACATGATTGGAGTTTGTGTTGTTTCGGGCAACGTTCGCAGGTCAGCCGAGCTCCTCATCGGTCGTCTAGATGACGACAACTTCCTCAACTTGAAGAACCCAGAAGCTTTCCCCAAGCGGAACTCCTACGACCCAGATGCTCCCGGTTGGGCTTGGATGTCCAACAACTCCGTAGATGTTTCGGTTGGTCAGGACCTCACCCCCATTGTTGAGGGCATTGCTCGCAACGGGGAACCCGGCGTTCTTTGGATGGATGTCTCTCGCAAGTACGGACGACTCACCGATGGCCCTAACAACAAGGACCACCGAGTCATGGGGTACAACCCCTGCGCCGAGCAGTCCCTTGAGTCCTACGAGATGTGCACGCTCGTTGAGACCTACCTCAACCGCCACGAGTCTCTTGACGACTACAAGCGCACCCTCAAGTTCGCATACCTCTACGCCAAGACCGTCACCCTCCTACCGACCCACTGGGAGGACACAAACGCCATCATGCAGCGCAACCGACGCATCGGAACCTCGATGTCAGGCGTTGCGAACTTTGCTGACCGTCAGGGTCTCCCGACCCTTCGCACTTGGATGGACGAGGGTTACCGAGTAGTTCAGTCTTACGACAACACCTATTCAGAGTGGCTGGGTATTCGTGAGTCCATCAAGACCACAACCGTAAAGCCTTCCGGAACCGTCAGCATCCTTGCGGGCGAGTCCCCCGGTGTGCACTGGACCCCCGGTGGCAAGTACTTCCTTCGCACTATTCGTTTCTCGAATACGGACCCAATGCTTCCGCTCTTCAAGATGGCGAACTACAAGATTGAGAAGGCGAGCGAGTCTCCCGACACAACCTCCGTTGTCTACTTCCCCATCAAGTCCGAGGCGGAACGTGCAGAGCGAGATGTCACCGTCTTCGAGAAGATGGCGCTCGCAGCTCAGGCTCAGCGCTACT